GCTCTTACTAATTCATCTGAACCACATTCAGGACAACTTCCTCTATCGCCTCCAAATCTTACTCCATAATGTGTTTTTGGTTCTATGTGTCCGGATAGCTTCTTGTAAACCTTCTCAAGCAATATTACATCCATTTGACAATATTTTACCATCTTGTCCATAGATTTTTTACACTTGCTAAGAACAATATCTTTCCACAAGTTGTAATCGGTTTTAATCTTACTTCCTATCCCTAAGAACTGAGCAATATAATTCAACCGGTTGGAGTTGAATCTGAACTTTTGCCTACTGATTTTTAATGTATCAATGGTCTTATATGATGGGAACATTTCAATCTTATGGAACAGGCACCTGGTTCTTATCCAAGCTAAGTCAAAACGATCTCCATTGTGCCCTATCGCCTCGTCACTTTCATTGATTACTTTAATAAACTTTTGAAGTAAAGCTTTGTCACATTGCTTAGAATCCCAATGGACATACTCAACATTCTTATCATCTTCCCACTTCCAACAGATGCAGATAATAGCTCTTTCCTTTATGATGTTGGATGTATCAATATTCTTTTTATATCCTGCTTCCCAAAATAAACCAATATTTGGACTTGTTTCAATGTCAAAAAATAACCTTTTTCTTTGTGTTCTGAGTTTAGCTTTTGATTTAATTATCATAGTGTAAAGTATAGATTTGCTTCTTCCTTTCTCCTGTTTACAAGTCCATTGAATAACTTCTTATTGACAGTGATGTACTTAGTTTCAAACCAATCCCTGATGTATGCATCCCCTGCTTTCCTATTCACTAATTCAAATAAAGTATCTGATCCTCCGGTGTTCCAGGTATGAGAAACCAATGCATCAAACTGATTCTGATTGATGGGAACCTTTACATTTTTAGTCACAATTACCTCAAACTTTGTGACAAGATTAGTGAATAAAGTATCAGCTCTTACCTGAGTTATCTTATCTCCTTCTTTAACCTTATTCCCATCCTCATAAAAGGTATTACCCCATCCAATAGTCCACTTGTTAGCAGGACATAAATAAGCAGTTAATCTGCAAGATTCCCACTTCTTAATTAAAGCAATTCCTTTTGATCCTATTTTCATTTTTTACTCCTTAATAGGTGAAGCAATATTGAAGCTATTAAAGCTATTAAAAGCCAGATGTTTAATTGAGTTGAACGATCATAACGCTTGTGAGCTTCTTCTCTTTCATTCTGCAAATATTGTATTGTGTACTTATCAGCAGTAGAAACCATTATTGTTGTATCGTGAATTGTTGGAAGTTTAGTATAAATCCTTCTATATTTCCAAACTATCTCTTGACAATCTTTGACAAGTCTAATATTGACAAGTGTGTCAAGTTTAAAAATAGTATCTATTTTAAGCTGATTTAAGGTGTCTATTTGCTTAATGAATACTTTGTATGCAGTAGAGTCTGAAGTGCCTTTAAATTGACTACAAGGATACCACAAAGAAGATTTCTGAGCTACTAATTCAGGATAATTGATTTGTGCCTTATTTAAGGACTTTTCAGCTTTCTTTTGGGTATAGCATCCAAGTAAAAAAAAGATTGAAAATATGATTGCAATTATCCTCATTAGTATTATTTTTGTAATTCAATAGATGCTATTCCAGTTTATTGATATCAACCGAGCTCCGTTTCTACGGAGCTTTTTTAATATAAGTGAGTGTGGTGCAGTACTTCTCAATCCCGCATTCTGGAATGAACCCAGTCTTTTCTTTAGATGAACCCTTTCACTATTATTTCTCTTTCTTGAAAGTTTGTCCAGTTGAATTAGTGAACAAGTTCTTCAATAAATAACCAAGAGCTGAAGTCAATGCAGTTGTCCCAATTAACTTCCAATCAAATGACAAACTTCCAGCTTGTACAGTTGTGTAAATAATAGTCATTACTGAAGTTAATACTGCAAGAATTAATCCTTTACCTAAATCGTTTAGGTCAATGTTTAAGAATGGTGAATTCATATTTGTGTTTGTTTAGTTTTCAATTAAGCTTCTAATTTAGAAATTCTCTTTTCGTGATCATCTACATCAGCACTCAATCTCTCTATATCTTTAGAATGGACAACATTATCAAGAAGTATGTTTTCAACCTTCTTCTCAAACCTATCAAGCTTTGAAATAAATGTTTGACCAAGATATCCAATCACTCCAATAACAATAAGCATTAACCAGTTTGTTAGTTCCTGTGGTGTCATAGTATTTAAATTAATTCAAGGTTTAATTGTTGAGCAACATAATTCCAAATAACGTCATCAGATGCACCCCATTGTTGAATAACTGAAGATGGGATTGCAATAGTACCGGGAAAGTAATCTAACCCATTTGACTGCAAAGTATAAGCTACTGTTCCACCTCCATCATCAAAAAAATAATGATAGAAATCCTTTAGACATAAAGTGTCAATGGTGATGTTGCCAGTTTCAGGTGACCAAGTAGATTTTGATTGAATTTGTCTTGTATTCATTTTTAAATTTTATTGAATTTTATTGAGTTTTATTGTATAAAGATTGATCCATAAATATAAGTTGAACCTGGAGCAGTAACGAAAGCTGGTGTAGTTGTAGTTAATTCAATATAATCACCTGCTACCACTGCTATACTTAATCCTGATGTAGCAAAGACTTTATCAGTTGTAGTATTCCCAACTGTTGCCAATGTTGTATTGCTACTATTATTTAATCTTATTGATATGGTCCAATTCTCTGTTGTTGTAGTATTTGTAGTTTTTACATAAAATTGAGCACTTTTAATTGTTCCAGATTGTGGTATGTAAACTCTTCTTATTGCTGCAGTATTAGTTATCGTTAAACCCGGTATGCCTAAATAATAAGTTGAACTTGCATTGATTGTTGCATTCGTTCCACCTAAATTTAATGCATAACCTTTAGCATCTATTCGTGTACTCAAAGTTGCAGTATCTGTTTTGCGTAGATACTTATTTAACATTGTTGAAGTATCTGAAATATTGACTTTGAGATTAATTCTATCACTTAAAGTTGCAGTATCTGATTTTCTTAAATATTTAGTAAGCATTGTACTTGTATCAGAAATATTAACCTTGAGATTAATTCTTGAACTGAGTGAAGCAGTATCAACCTTTCTTAAATAAGGAGAAAGCATTGTAGCCGTATCAGAATATTTAACGCGAGCCGCTACGTCGGCGCTATCCGCGATAATATAATCTTTATTACTAAAAGTATAAATCCTATCGGCTGTATTTAACGATGTTTTAAATGTAGTGTAATGTTTACTATCATTTTTCCATTTTATATCGCCGTCAGAGTTAGCAAATAAAACACTACTACTACCCGTTGCGGACGCGTCGGCGCTTTGGTGTTTTAAATCTATATGACCGTTTCCCGCCGTCCCGTTTATTTTTACCGCTTGCGCGTTTAAATGAAAGCTACCTAAATCTACGTTTTGAGTAGCGCCCGTGTATGGCACATATCCGCTAGCCGATGGTATTGCTGCGGCTTTTATTTTGCCCGTTGTAGCTGAAATAACCGCCATACTATCCGACGTCCCCGCTAGTTTAGGTAAAAATATATTGGTACTATCAAATTTAAAATAGTTACCGTCCACTCCCGTACCAAAATAAGCGTATTTAACCCCTTTATTCCAAAATTGGAAACCTTTACTAGAGTCAGCTACTCCCGTAGTTCCGCTGCCTACATTTAATCTCATACCGTTAAAGTTTCCGTAAATAGTTGCCCTCCCATTGTCTAGGTCTAACGCGTATTCCTCGCCTATTGCTCCTTTTGAGCCAATAGCAAAAGTCTTACTATAGTATCTCAAAGCGCTTGAATCACTTGTTAAAACACTACTACCATTTGCATAAGGTACGGTAGTAGGCGCAAAAGTTTGAGCCGTTGCCGTACTGTCTTTTATTTTGTATTCAGTTGATCCTATTTTATAAAAAATAGAATCAATGCCTGCTTTGCGATAAATTGAATTTACCCATTTGTTTGCAGTGTCTATTGAAGTGCCACTACCAGTTCTTACATCTCTTAAAGTTGCTAAAGTATCTGTTTTGCTTGCAGATGTTGTAGCGGGGTAATAATATGTATTTTTTTCTGCTACATTTTTAGTAATAGGTATAATATCAATAGTATCAATATCGGTATTATTGCCTCCCCAATTTTTCGTATATCTATTTAACCCACCTTGAATATAATTACCTATCCCATTATTAGAAGAACGATAAGATTGAGCATTTACATCTCCAAATTCACAATTAGCTGTAGTCCATAAATTAAAATCCCCGTCTTGACTCCACAAATCAAAATAATTATTATTAGTTGAATCTAAAAAATGTATAGCGGGGTAATAATCTTTATCTTGTATAACATAATTACTCCCTATTGCTATAACCGTTCTTTTTATTGTGTCTTTTACTTCTACTCCGTTATTTTTAATTATTATATTATTAGTTGTTGTTGCACCACTATCTGTTACCTGCTGAAGATTAGGAATAGTGCTTGATCCTCCTGAAATCTCACTCCAGGTTAATGTCTTTGGATTGTATTTATAAATCTTATTATTGCAGGAATCAAAAGCTATTGCAGCTTTTTTAGTGATATTGGATTTTAAAGTTGGAACTCCACAAGTTGTAGGAATACTCAAAGTAGAATCAAAAATCATTCTATTTGCACGATAACCATACTGCGGCATCTCTTGATAAACTTGAGCTTTACTTACTAATGAAATCAAACAAAATAAAACTATAAATATTCTTTTCATAATTAAACTGGCATTGAACAAGCATCAAACTTTGATACTATGCTTAAATTAAAAGTTAAATAAACTCCACTCAAATAATCTTCAAACTTCTCGCTTACTGCATCCCAACTTATTGCAGTATCTATCGTGTAAGGATTGCTTCCCTTTCTCAAAGTGCTGATAATGTCAGCAGCAATAGAATGCATATCACTGACTACATCAGTTTCAAACTCTGATTCAACTCCTGACTTATCCAAGAACCACATCTCAATTAAATAAGTTTGCTCTCTTCCTGCATTCAATCCACCTCTATTAATAGCAAATGATCCCAAAGGGAACACTGGCTGATTATCCCAATTTAACCACTCTATTGGAGTTGAGAACTTTACCGTGTGAAGCATCTTGTGGCTTTCCAGTAGAGTTTGTATTTCCTTTACTACTTGATTGTAAGTCATTAAATTTTGTTTTTACTTTGTCTATGTATTCCTTTTTGTACCCTTTACTCATATTTTGATTATTGGTATAAGAACGTAAATACTTCACCAGCCATTGTAACATCTCCAGTAGGTAATGTTACCACTCCACTTGTAATCTGAAGATATTGAGTGTTTGCAGTTGGTGTTGTTGTAATTGATTTACTCAATCCACCTCTTGAAGCAAAGTAAACAACCCTTCCTGACATTGCAGTAATTGTAAATGTAGTTTGATTTGCAGTTGCAATGTAAGTAGCAATCAATGGTGATGGTGTAGTAGAAGAACTATTCACATATCTTGCGTTTCTTCTTTCAGCACCACCCAAATAAATAGGACAAGTATAAGCTTTATCCTCAGGAAAGATTACATCCAATCCCATTCCATAATTCAAATATTCGCCGTATAGTGTGTAATTCTCTTTTAAATAGCTTATCATTCTCGTATTGTAGAACTCAGCCATTGATTTATATTTCTGCTCTAATAGCTCCAAATCACCTCGTGATGGTGTATTGCTTTCTTCAGATGTTTTCTGAAGGAATCCCTTTGAGAATAATTGATAACCCATAACCAT